GACAACATGGCGTTGTCTTCTGGTCCTATGGTTGAAGTAAACACCGACTTGCTAGCAGCAGGAGAAGACCCGACCGACATCCACCCTTGGAGAGTATTTCTCCGAGAAGGTGGAGACGGATCTATGCCTGCTGTCAGATGGTATCAGCCAGTGGCAAATGCTAACGGACTGAACCAGATTGTAGAGATATTCCGTCGATTCGCTGACGAGACCACGTCGCTTCCAAGCTACACACATGGTGAGCAGACTCAGGGTCTTAACAAAACAGCTACCGGTATGTCGATGCTTATGGGTGCGGCAAACATTGCACTAAAGAGCACGATCAAAAACATTGATGACTTCCTGATTGAGCCAATGATCGAGAGCTTGTTCCACTTCAACATGGAGTTCGGAACTAACGAGAAGTCAAAAGGTGACCTGCGAATTGTTGCACGGGGCAGCACGTCTCTTGTTCAGAAAGAGATCCAAAGCCAGAGATTGCTTCAGTTCCTATCCATTGTTGGTGAAGACCAGAGCGGTGTTATTAAGCGCACACAGCTGCTTAGAGACATTGCCTCAAGTATGGATATTGAACCCGACGATATTATAAAGACTGAGGAGCAAGTAGCTCTTGAACAGCAACAATTACAGCAGCAACAACAGCAATTACAGCAAGCTCAAATGCAACAAGGAGCAGGCGCAGGCGGTCCTCCGCCTCAGGGCGATGCCGGAATGGCAGCTCCTTTCTGACTTAATTAAAGCCAGATTCGACAGCGCTCAGGCGTTGTTAGAAAAAGCAGATGAGACAAATTTTAGGTTCGAGCAGGGCAGGCTATTAGAGCTTCGCTTCATGCTTGACCTTGAAGACGCGGCAAAAGCCGTTCTAGACAAAGCGCGGACCCCTAAAAGGACATCCGCAATAGACTAACGAATATCCCAATGTGGGACTCGAAGGAAATAACAATGTCAAAGAGAAATGACCCAGCGCGACTGGAAGCTGAAGCACGAGAACTGTACGAGCAAATGACTAAAGGTAAGACTGAGAACCCAGAGGCGGATCAACCTCTAGAGGATACCCCAGAAGAACCCGAAGAGTTGCAAGTAGAAGCCCCCGATCCCACGGATATGGCTGAAGTTCAGGCGGATGAGGACACAGATGAAGAGTCGGTACGCAGCGATGACTCTGAACTGAAGTTGGCTTTGCAAAAAGCCGAGAAAGCTATGAAGGGCGCACAGGCGAGAATGACCAAAGCAACGCAGGAAACTGCTGACTTGAAGCGGCAAAATGCCGACCTGATCAGAAGTATTACTGAGTTGAAAGGTCAACTTGTGGAGTCTTCGAAAGACGAAAGTAAGCTGGCTCAGATAAGGGAAGATTACCCCGATCTAGCTGGACCTTTACTTGACGAGTTGAAGAGAACACAGGATGAAGTTGGCGCAGCCAAAGAGGCTTTAGCCGAGCAAGAACAGAGTAAATATCAACAGATTCAAGCGCAGGCGCAAGCTGAGCACTTTGAGCGGATTCGGACGGTACACCCTGATGTCGATCAACTTATTGATACGGCAGACTGGTTGAACTGGCTGGAGGACGCAGATTCTCAAACGAAGACTTGGATACAAGAAGGGTCTTCTAATGATGTGAACACTGTCCTTACTAGGTTTAAGGTTGCTATGGGCGCACCAGCTCCTACGCTGCAAGAGCAGACTTTAGAGCGAGCAAAATCGGTTGCAGAACCGAAGATGCCCAAGGCTCGAAAGTCTAATTTAAAAGGCGATAAGAAATACTGGACTGTCGATGAGATTATGAGGATGCCAAACAAAACGTTTGAAAAGCATCAAACAGAAATACTCAAGGCAATGGAAAGTGGATCGATACGCCGCTAATCTCTTGTGAGGTAATAAAATGTCTTTTTCACAATTTTCAACGGGTGCTACATCAGAAGCTAACTTTATCCCCGAGGTGTTTTCCAAACTCCTTCAGGCTAAGTTTTACAGCAAGTCAATCTTGCCCGAAATCAGCAACACCGACTACGAGGGTGAAATCTCCGGTCAAGGCGACAAGGTTATTATCCGTACAGTTCCGGCTGTAACGATCAATGACTACACGGGTAGTATCACTACTCAAGAGCTTACTACTGCTAAAATCGAGATGCTTATCGATAAAGCTAAGTACTACAGCTTTAAAGTAGACGACGTGCTGGCAGCACAGGCTGACATCAACATGCTTGACGGCGCATCTACTGATGCCTCTGAAGGTATGCGTATTGCTGTTGAAACCGAAGTTCTTGCTGGCGCTGTAACTGGTGCTACTACTATCGGCGCACAGACTGATGTAACTACCGCCAACATCCTCGAAAACATCTTGATCATGTCTAAGCAGTTAGATGAGCTGAACATCCCTGAAGAAGGTCGCTACATCGTCCTATCTCCAGAGTACATCTCTATGCTTAAGCAGTCAGAGCTGCGTCAGGCTTACCTGACTGGCGATGCTACTTCACCTCTCCGTAACGGTTTGGTTGGCATGATTGACCGTTTCAAGGTTTTCCAAAGCAACATGGTTTACAAGCCAGCATCTGGTGGCGACGCGGGCTATACCCACGTCCTTGCCGGTCACCCAAAAGCGTTGTCCTTCGCGTCACAGTTCACCAACACTGAAACTGTTCGCATGGAAAGCACTTTCGGCGATCAAGTACGTGGTCTGAAAGTTTACGGCTCTAAGGTCGTTACTCCAGACGCACTTGTAGTTGGTAAGTGGAACTAAGTTAGTTCTTTAAATAGGGGGCAATACTTGGAATTAAAAAACAAGTATTGCTCTCCTGTTTTTTAGAGAGACTCTTATGACTAAGAAATCTAACACGAAGAAAGACGATGTATTCATTCAAGCCAAAGAAGAATTTGGCGTGAAGCTGGATAGGCGCTTGACGCTCGCGCAGCTCGAAGAGCAGGTGCAGCAATTAGCCAAGAATAAAGCTAATCCCCAGCCCGTCCAGAAACAACTCGTCCCAAAGCGGGTTAAAAATGTGATTACCGGAAATGAGTTCGAGTACAACCCGATCTTCAAGAATAACCCCGATTTACAAATAATTGAGTGGGAGACAGACAATGGCGACAACTAAAGTAGTAGATGTTTTAGATCGGGCTGGGATTATTCTTCAGGATAATACGAACGTCCGGTTTCCAAAAGAAGAGCTTTTAAAGTTTTTTAACGACGCACAGAAAGAAGTTGTGCTGCATAGACCAGACGCAAAGATGGTTAACACTAACTATGATTGCATTGATGGTAGTAAGCAGACACTTCCGAGCGCGGCGTTACGATTGATTGAAGTAGTGCGAAACGTGGGCGGTAGAGCCGTTACCCAAGTGCAGAAGCGCATCCTAGATGAGACGCTTCCGAACTGGCATGAGACCGTAGCTTCAACTAACAAGATCGAGCATTTCATTTATGATCCTGCTGATCCTAAGAATTTTTACGTATACCCCAAAGGTGATAGCGGTACGCATTCTCTAGAGATTGTTTACAGCTCATCACCTCCAGAGATCTCGGTATCCAACTTTGCAACAGACGTTCAAGTAATTAGCCTTGATGATGTTTATGCGAATTGCATACTGGACTATGTACTGTATCGCTCATATCAGAAAGATTCTGAGTTTGCCGGTAACGCGCAGAGAGCAATGATGCACTACCAAAGCTTCGCTAACGCGCTGGGTGTAAAGACTCAAGCTGATGGCGCAACTACTCCAGTACCTGCCTCGGCTGGTGCGGGCGGTGTTGGTTAATGAAATATTCTGATCTGAATCTGTATGTTCGACCCGAAGTACAGGGCGCACCCGACTTTATAATTGAGCGGGCAATACGCGATTCTGCAATAGACTTTTGCAGCAGGTCAGATATCTACATGCCTGAGCCTGAGTTCATGGCGGTGATTAGTGGTGTTAACGAGTACGCGGTATCTCTACCGTCAGGTACTGAGCTAAACCACATTATCGATATATTCAGCAACACTACTCCGCTTAAGCCTATTAGTTACAGTGAGCTTTTGCAGAGACTCGGAGATGAAAGCACGAAGGGTACTCCACGGTACTATGCCCAGCGTGACAACACCGACTTTTACTTAGCTCCTATTCCCGCAGCAGCGGCTAGGATTCGAGTGATGTACTCAGTCAAGCCTACGTCAACCAGCTCAAGCATTCCTGACACGGTTGGCAAAGAGCATAGAGAGTTAATCACTCACGGTGCTTTGTACCGGCTCCAGATGATGAGTTCTCAGCCATGGTCAAACCCAAATGCTGCTGGAGTAAACAAACAGCTATTTGAGCGCGCAGTAGGTCGGGTAATTCGCCAAGTGAAATATGGCTTTAGCGGTGGTTCATTAACGTGTAAATCGAGGGCATTTATTTAATGGCATACCTTACAACTATTGATCTTGTTCAGGGAGACCAGCTCCCAGAGATAGAGATCACACTTAAAGACAGCAACACAGCTGCCGCAGGGTTAGTCCTTGATGACGGCGACCCTGAGACATTTGCCGCGTTAGACTTGACTGGTGGCTCCGTAAGAATGCGCGTCCGAGTAATCGGTAATACTGATCTCGTCGATACGCTTATCGGAGTAGTAACCTCTCCGACTGCGGGTAAAGTTACTTTCTTGTTTGATTCGGATACCTTGGCGAACAGCGGCATCTTAGAAGGCGAGATAGAGTTTACCGACTCGACGGGTCGAACGCAGACAGTATTGGACCTCATTAAGTTCAAAGTCCGCAGTCAGTTCGGTTAACGGCTCATGGCTATATTCGCATCGATCCGCCACAAATCCTTAAGAGCTAGCTCAGCTCATCGCAAGATGGACTTGTCAGCAACTTCAGTTAATTGGCAAAACCTTTTTCTTTTTGACGTTCACGTTAATGCTGAAAAAACTATAATCCCAATAAACGATGAGTTCGGTTTCTTTGATGCGCCTACGTTTTTGTTTAGCAAGGTTGTCGCTGATCAGTTCAGCATGCACTCTAATCCTCCTGTCTTTGATTTTATTAAGACTAGTAGTGATCAGACCACACTGACCGACGCACTAACAACCGATGTAGTTAAATCTGCCACGGACGCAACGCTACTGAGCGATGCTGTCACGTTTAGTTCTATCAAGGTCAGTCAGTCTGACTTTGCCTTGGCTGACCAGCCTGTCATGACGCGACAGCCTTACAACTTCATATTCACTGAAGTCTCCGGCGTGGTCACCGTAACAGGAGAGCCAACTGACTCATTTGGATTTTCTGACAGCATCACAGGCTTCACGATTAACACGGTGCTTCAGGACTACTACACGCTAGATGATTTTTCTCAGGTAGATAAGGATGTCATCGGGGTGAAGACCAATATCGTTGGTTTGACAGATGTCATTGAACTCGATCACATGATCACTAGTGCCCTATTAAATAAGGCACTTGTTGGTAACATGGTTCTCAATGCGTGATAGAATGAGAGGCAGAGCAGGATTTATTTACTTTGTCAAATAGAGTTTAAAACTCTATAATGCAAGGAGAAAACAAAACTGTCTTCATGGATCAGAAAGTACTGACAGTACAAGTATTGTCGATCCATTGACATCTACTGCGAATCTATCGTGGCAAGCCAGTCAACGGAATATCGGCAATATTATATTGAATGCTGATTAATCCGGAGACTTACAATGATCGTCGATGATCTTAAACTGACGGGTTGTCTTACTGTAAATTTAGTTGCAGAAGATGGCTCGATCAAAGAAACCCAAAACATCCCCAACCTAGTTGTTGCTAGCGGTAAGGCTTTTGTAGCCTCACGTATCGCTGGCACCTCCTCAAATGTCATGAGCCATATGGCTATTGGCACTACCAACACTGCTGCTATAACCAGCAACACCACACTTGGTGGTGAAGTGGCTCGCGTAGCTCTAGCAAGTACAACTCCCTCGGGTAACGATGTTGTTTATGTAGGTACTTTCCCTGCTCAAACACCGTCATCTGATGCCGGAGTAGTAGAGGCTGGAATCTTTAACGCTTCCTCGAACGGAACAATGCTTTGTAGAACTGTGTTCTCGATTATAAACAAAGCCCCGACAGATAGCCTTTCTGTCCAGTGGACCATCTCAGCTAGCTAGGAGCCATAAATGGCGATTAAGTTCTCGAACCTAGCTAGCACTACGCTGGCTAGTGGCGTTTCCTCTTCGGCAACGTCTATCAGTGTAACAAGCGCGTCTTCATTCCCTTCATTGGGGGGCGGAGATTATTTCTATGCTTCTATAGGTATAGGTTCGGGATCGGAAGTTGTTAAAGTAACTTCCGTGTCTGGCACTACATTCACGGTCGTCAGAGGTCAAGACGACACCACAGCTATCAGTCATTCTTCAGATGTTGAGGTTGCTCTTCGAGTAACAGCAGCGTCCCTAAATGATTTAAGTACTCAAGCTGACACAGAGTCAGTCTCTCGTGCTGGCGACAGCATGACGGGCGACCTGTCCTTTGGTGACAACGACAAGGCTACGTT